GCCCTTGTTCGTGAGGCTTGCAAAGTGGACGAGGATGCGCGGCTCCTGCTGGTCGAAATCCATGGACGCCCACTGCTCGCCCTCTTCCGGCAGGAACAGCCCCCGTATCTTCTTTGCCATGTCGGGGTTCCGGGCGGGGATTTGCTGGAGGTTGGGGTTGGACATCGAAATGCGCCCGGTGACGGTTCCGCCGCTGTCTGAGCGTAGCTGGTTGATGTGCCCGTGGATTCTTCCACCCTCGGTATAGCGCAGGATGCTGCCCAGGAAGGTGTTTCCCACCTTGTCGTATTCCCGCGCCTCGGCAATTTTCTGGGCCACCGGGTGCTCATGCTGTCCGAGGAAGTTCTTCGTGAAGGACGGGAGCCCGGTCTTTGTCCGCCCGTATGGTATGTCTAGGTGGTCGAAGACCTTGGCAATGCTGGCAGCGGCCCAAAGCTCGACGACACACCCGGTTTCCTTCTTGATGTCGGATTGTATGGTTTTGACAACCTTTATCAGGTCTTGCTTGAGGCGCTCGGCAGCGTCGAGGTCTACCCGAATGCCGCGCCACGTCATCTCTATGCAGAGCGGCAGGATGGAGGTCTCCACGTTAAAGACCTGCCACAGGTCCTCTTTGGTCAATTCCAGCTTGAACACCTGCCAGAGGTCGAGCGTAAGCTGGGCGTCGGCCTCGGCATATTCCCCGACAAAGCAGGCGGGCAATTTATATAGCTCGGCCTTGGGGTCCACGCCAAACTCCTGCGCGGCCTCCCGGAGCGCGGCCTCCGACTTCATCAAACCCATGTAGTCGTATGAAACGGCATTCAGGGAATAGCTGAAACGGTTTTCATTCAGCAGTGGCGCGGCCAGCATGGCGTCAATCAACTTGCCCTTGAGGTCAATGCCGAGGCGCTTGAGCCAGCCCACGTCGTAAGCGGCGTTGAAAAATATTTTGTCCGACGGGTGGTCCGCTATTTCTTTCTGGAACCAGCGCATGACAATGCCCCGGTCAAGGTTGCCACCCCCCTCGTGGGCAATGGGCAGGTAGGCGTTAAACCCTTCGTATGCGACGGCAAACCCTACCACTTCGCCATGGCCGGTAGCCCAACCGGGACCATGGGACTTGAGGCGCGGGTCCTTGGTCTCTAGGTCAATGGCAATTTCCGTGATCCCGTCGGGTGTTTTTGGAAGATGGTCAACGGGAACCCATTCGGTTTTCACGCCCCATTTGGGCTTTTGCAGATTATTTTTCACGATGATCATCTAGCACAACGACGCCATGGTTTCGTAGGTCGTGCATCCGGTTCATGTGATCGGCGTATGCCTCATCAAGTTTTAAGTTCTCCATCTCCTCTTCGTATTTTAAGTTCTCCATCTCCTCTTCGTATTTTAAGTTCTCCATCTCCTCTTCGTAGCAGTCGTCACATAACACCCCAAAACCCGGATCGGAGACGTTCTCGTCGTTGGGATTGAACACGCCCTCGCCGCAGTACCCGCAGCAAACGGATCCGGGCCACATTTTTTCAAAGCTCATTTAAGAATCCTCACTGAACCCTAGAATCTGGTTAAAGTTGTCCTCTTGTTCCCGGCACTCCAGCGCAACTCCGGAGTACCCTGCTCCATCGACGTAGTTGTCAGCATTGAACACGCCGGTTTTGCGTCGGGCTATTTTCATCAATTCCATCAGATTGGCTACATCTTCCGGTTTTAGCTCGTCAATATTGTACAGGTAGCCATTCCACAGCATGGCAATGTTCTTGTGGTTCTGATAAATGTCGCCGTAAGCTTCGGCGCGGTCGCCACCGACAAGTTCGGCAGCTTTCTCCAAGGCTTCCAGGGCTGGCATTTAGTCATCACTCCGTATTTTTCTGTGTTCGACAAAAACCGATAGGTGTTCCGCGAGGCTGATGCCCTTCTCCATGCCTGGGGAAATTCCAAGATCGGTGTATGCGACAACGGCATTTGCCCTCTCATACCACTCTGCGGATGCATCAAGACCAAGCGCTCGTTGAACTGGATCTTCGTCATCTAAGACCTGCGTGTACAGAAGGTGAAATGCTATAGGAGATTCCCCCCTAGACAAACTGTCCAGAAGACACTCGCGGGCATACTCTAGATTAGTGTCTATATCACCGGCATAGGGACTTTCCAAAATCACAAGCATCCTCGTCTCTCTCCTGTTCTTATGGTAAGCGTCCGCCGACTCCTCACTCCAGTTCGGAGACGAGGCGGCCTCCGGCCACAGTCTCTTTAACATATCCTTCATATAGCCCACCCCCGTTGTGAATCTTCCGGCATTTTAAATCCTTTCTAGAATAAGTTGCCGAGACCGGCAAGCAGGCCTCCGAGGAAAATCAGTACGAAATATTCCCAACCCATTTTACTCTCCCAGTTCTCCTTGCGCGCCAATCGCGCCCAGAGTCTCTTCAACACATTCTTCATATCGCCCACCCCCTTTGTGAATCTTCCGGCATTTTAAGGACGAGGTTATGCCGGGTTCTCGTCAACCCGACATATAGAACCCTGTGAGCGTCGTCGGGGTTTCGCTCCATCTCCTTCAAGGCCTTCCCGGAGAGGTCCGTGAACAACAGGACGTTGTCCGACTCCCCGCCTTTCGCCCCGTGGATCGTGGACAGTTTGATCTTGGGTTTCTCGAAGATGTTGATGCCCCGGTTGAGGAGCGCCGAGGCGTATGCCCGGTCTTCCCCGCCTATCCGGTCGAGGGCCATGTCCCATGTGTCGTCGGGCGTCTCCAGCCCAAAGTGCTGGCGCAGGACCGCCATCGTGAAGAGGTCTTGTTCATCCGCACCACCAAGCATTTTCTTAGCGCCGCGTTTCAAGCGGCCCGCTCCGCTGGACATGTGGTCGTAGAGATTGATGGCCTCCTTCAGGGAGACCTCGTGCCCGGGGCTCTCTTGCAGGTGGTTCCATGAACTGATGGCGTTTCGGACCCCTTTTTTGAGCGAGGGGGAGCCTTTCCGCTCAAAGTAATGCCCGCTGGAGGTAAGGCGGTCGGCGAGGCCGTCCAACATGTAATTGGCCTGCGCCAAGATGAGCCATTCCTCGTCCCCGAATGGGATTGTGCTGGCGTCGTAGGTGCGCTCGACGCTGCCCTCCTCGTTTTTCGGAGACCACGTCTTCTTCTGCCTGTTGCGGATGCGGCGCACCACGGAGTCCGCAACCGCATGGACGCTGCGCGGGACCCTGTAGGACTGCGAAAGCACCTCGGAACCCCCCGGCAGGCCTACGAAGTGGTTGATGTCCGCCCCGGCCCACCTGTAGATACCTTGGTCATCGTCCCCTGCGACGAACATGCGGTCGCTGCGGTCGCTCAAATGGTGGGCCACCTTCCATTGCAGGGGAGTAAGGTCCTGCGCTTCGTCCAGAAAAACCACCTTGAGAGAGGGGATGTTCCCCGGCTTCTCGGAAAGCTCCACCATCATGTCCGTGAAATCCTTCAGGCCGTTGAGCAGCTTGAACCGGTCGTACTCTGTATAAAGGTGCAGGAACTCGTAGAACGGGATCGCCAACTCGGTCGCATTGTAGGCATACTGAGGACCTAGCAGGGAATTCCGGGCAAGGTCTATGGCCCGCATGATGGGGTTGTTGGATTTCATCAACATAAAGCCGTCGTCGGCTATGTGCTCGGATCCGTTTGAAGACAGGTCCACGCCCGTCTCTCTGCTGAAGCTCCCCAACCCCTTGTCACCCAGCACCTCTGCCCCGCTCATACCAAGAACCTGAAACGCCAGACTATGCAACGTCCGGAAGTACTGGAAGTCTTTCTCTGGGTCCAGGTCAAACCTCTCGACAGCGCGGTCCCGCGCCTCGTGGGCCGCTTTGCGTGTGAAAGCAAAGTACCCAATATCATTAGGCGACATACCTCCAGCAAGAAGCGCATCCACTTGATTCAGCAGCGTCGTCGTTTTCCCAGTTCCGGGCGGACCAAAATACCTGAACATTCACGCACTCCTCAAAAAAACGTCTATCTCATAACCCAAGGCGTTCAAAATGATTTCAACCTTGTATATGGACAACTGTCTGGAAAGCCTCACACTCTCGTATTCCGCGACGGTGCGCTGCGGAAATCCTGCTTTCCCGGCAAGCTCCCTCTGCGAGAGCCCCGACTCCTCCCGCAAGTCGCGAAGGAGCTTGCTCCAGTTTACGGCCTCCGGGGTCAAAACGGTTGATCCTCTCCCGTTTACGTAATCCGTGGTCAAAACGGTTGATCCTCTTCGTCGTCGATTCTTGATTCAAAGCCCTCGTCAATTTTGGCGTAGGCAGGGATGGACCAGCATCGAACCGAGTGCCCCTTTATTTTGAACTGCTCGGCCCTGCCGTTTATGTCCCGGAGACGCTGCGCGACCCGGTTGGATTTGTACTCAAAGAATTTGTTGCGCTTGAGAAATGCCTCGAAGTCCTTGAGCCTGAAGTACGTCCGGCCTTCCTCCTCGTCGGTCCATGGGCGACGAAGAAGTATTTCTTCTCGGTCCATCGCGGACTGCATGTGCGTGGAGAACTCTTCCAGCATGTCGTAAAACTGCCCGCTCAAACTGGTATCTGCTGACGTGGAGATTACCGCGCCCTCGGTGTCCACCATTTGCCCGAGAAGGCTGTTCATTTGGGCTTCCCATGCCTGCCGGGTGATGGTGCGCGGCATGAAGTTTATCTGCTCCATACAAAGTATTTGAAAGCGCGGCTGCTTCTGTAGACCTTCGGTGTCTAATTCCACCGGGCTTCCATTAACGTCGAGGAACCATAACGGCGGCTCGCTGTCGTATTTACGAAGGTTGGCTACGGTAGGCGTGTTGGCACCCCCTCCGACGCCGTGTTTACGGCTGCGACACAAATCCTTGTTGCAGAAACCGCAAATTGGCTGGTCGGCACATTTGTACTGATACTCTTTCTTTTTTAGCTGGTCCGCGACGATGTTGACCTCTTTAAGGTCCAGCGGGGGGTCCATGATGTTCTGGTTGTAGTCCAGAATCTTGGTTTCCCAATCGTCGGGGAAGGCCTTTCTCAGGTATACACCCAGATTGAACAGGCCATTGTTCCGTGTGCCCTCGGGAAAGCCCTGTCGTAGCAGGGCCTGCAAACACGGAGGGCCATCCTTGAGCTTGTCGCCCTCCTCCGGTGCGGGTTTGGACAGCAGACCGTCCAACTGGTCCGTGGTTATCGCAGAGGCTTCAGCCTGGTCTAGAAACTCTGTAAGGGTCGCGGCGCTTCCATCCTTGTTGAAGGCATACCGCAAGCCACCTTCGTGGTCGAAGTAGGGGAGGTTCAAGAAGTTTCCGTTATCGCCCCGCTCCAGAACCAGTTTGATCTGCTTGGGGAAAATTTCGCAGCCGCCAAACCCTATCTCAGCGGCAATTTCTTTTAGTTTAAGCTGCACCTTCTCGGCTTCCACAAACTCTTTGAAGAACAGGTACAGGTGCGCGCCCCCAGATTTGCTGCGGCAGACCACCAGCGGAATCTCCAGGAGGCTTAGTTTTTTCAGTATCTCGCCGTGGTCCAGCGGATACTGGTCAATATCAATAGCGCCCCACAGACAGGCGTTGTCCTCGTTGATGGGCACGACACCTATACTCACCTCACCCTTCAGGTGGGCTGCGTAGGTGGCACTGGTCCGTGGTTCGTGGATAAATTTATAGACGCCTTTCTGCTTTCCCCGTGCGTCTTTGGTGGTCAACTCCAACGCCCCGTAGGCCCTGTCAAGGCCTTGAAACAACAGCGAAAATCTTTCTGATTCTTTTTCCATGGTGGTCTGGGGGGAAGTCAACCTCCCCCCCAAGTTACCTAGAACGGCAGGTCGTCATCAGAGGAAATCTTGTCTTCCTCCCTGACGTGCTTCACTTTAACCTGTCCCGCTTGGATAGATTCCGCGAACGATTTAGCCTCGGCGTAGACGTTAGGCGACCCCACCGCCCGGTCCTTCGAGATTTGCCAGCCGTGCCATGAGCCGTTCTTGTTTTCTTCCGAGACGGTTTCGAGCTTCCAGACGTGGCTGAAGCGTGGCGGGGTAAAGAGGTTACCGCCGGAGTCCTTCATCTTCAGCGCCCGCATGGCACTGTTCCACTGCTTTGATTTCTTGAACTGCGTGGACTTCATGGGCAGGAGCGCCTGTTGGGTCATGCCGTCCTCGTCAACAACGAGAACATAATGCTGGGCGGTGCGCTCCAGATAACGACCGCTACCCCCCGTCACGTAATCCTTGTTGTCGTCACCGCGTTCGGTCACCGGGATTTCATCCCCTGCGCTATAGATACGGTGTGGAGCGCCCGTCCCGGTGCCCCGAGGCTCCCATTCGATGTACTGAAGGGTGTAGGCACAGTTGATGACGGTGACGCCATCCTTGCCCTTGACTACACCTTTTGTGACGGTGTTGTAGATATCACCCGCCTTCGCGTCGTCGAGATCATCCAGTTCGTCGGACATTTTCTGCAAGATTTTCAGAAAAGGGATTGCAAGATCTTCGGAACCTAGATCGCTTACGCCCACTCCGGCGTCGGCTGCAAACATGTTTTCGTCCATGATTGCGATTTCGGTGGCTTTTTTCTTTGCTACGGCCTTTGCCATGATTATTTACTCCTCTTTATGGTTGCACGTTGTGAGATGAAAGCCCCAAATAAATCAAGCGGGATGGGGTCGCCCGCTTCCACTCGTTCCCGAAGCCAAGCCTTCAAGGTCATTGGTTCGACCTTTTCGAGCTGACTGGGCGTAAACCCTCGCGAACCGCAAAGGTCCACGAACTCTTTCGCGGTCCCGTCTTCCCCGCGACCGAAGGTGACCGTCACATTGTTCTTGACGAGGTCACCAAACTCATGGTCGCGCAGCCACTGGAACGCTTCTCCTTTTCTGTCCCTTGGAATTGAAGCCGCATAGATAGGCTTCACACTGATTTCCGCCCCGTCGGTCAGCGTAAACTTCTGCAAGCCCATCTCTTCCAAGGCCTCCGGTAGCTGCTCGTCGGTGATTTTATGTAGGGCCTGCTTCTTGTTTTTAAGGAGCTGCTCGGCGGCGGATATCTCCTTTTCCAGATTTGCCGCCTCTGCGGCAAGCCGGGAGACGCCTTCAAGCTTTCGGGTGTCTAACGTGTCTAACGTGTCGGGAGCCTCTCCAGAATCGGAGGCCATTTCGGAAAGTAGGTCATTCATTTCTTTTTTCCTGTTTCGTTCATCGGCGGTTGACTTGACCGTCAGGAACCGTTATATGGGTATATCTAAGCAGATGCAAGAGAAATCTTTATGGAATTTGTTTACAAGACGGAACCCTACGACCACCAGCGCGAGGCGTTCACCGCCAGCGCCGAGAAGCCCGACTTTGCCCTTCTTATGGACATGGGTACAGGGAAGACGAAGGTGGACATTGACTCGATGGGGCACTGCTACGAGAAGGGGCGGGTAGATTTCGCAATCATCGTAGCACCCAAGGGTGTCATTCGAAACTGGGTTCCTGAAATAAAAGCCCACTTACCCGACCGGATCGAGCGGGAGATCGTTGTATGGAAGCCGGGCCTCACTAAGACTAATCGTAAAGAGCTGATGGATCTGTACGAGCACACCGGGAAGATGAAGTTCCTGTTGATGAACATCGAGGCGTTCTCCACCAAAAAAGGTGTGGATGTTGCGGAGTTCTTCATTAAGAAGTTTAAGGTCTTCATCACGGTAGACGAGTCCACCACCATCAAAAACCGACAGGCCAAGCGAACCAAGGCGGTCTGCTCCGTGGGCCGTGGTGCGGTGATGCGGCGCATTTTGACGGGCTCCCCGGTTACAAAGAGCCCCATGGATTTATACAGCCAGATGGCGTTTCTAAGCCCGGACCTTTTAGGCTTTAAGAGCTATTACGCGTTCCAGGGACGCTACGCCGTTGTGCAGCGCCGTACCATGGGCCAACGGTCCTTTATCCAGATACTGGGGTTCCAGAAGCTGGACGAACTCACTTCGAAGCTGGACGAGCACTCCTTCCGCGTCCGGAAAGAAGACTGCCTGGACCTCCCCGACAAGGTTTACATGCGCCGAGAGGTGGAGCTTACCTCGGAGCAGACGGAGGCTTACGTTCAGATGAAACATCTGGCACTGGCTCGCCTGGACAGCGGCGACCTGTCTACCACCCAGAACGTTTTGACGCAGATTATGCGTCTGCAACAGATCTGTCTGGGCAGTCTGACGGACGACGACGGCATCGTCCACCCGCTGAAGTCCAACCGACAGGCGGCACTACTGGACATATGTGACGAGATACAGGGCAAGGCATTGATTTGGGCGACCTGGACGCGGGATATTCGCTCTATTGCCGAGGCCCTGCGCGACCGCTGGGGCGTACAGGCGGTTGCAACGCTCCACGGTGAAACCCCTGACTCTGAGCGCCAACAGGTTGTGGAATCCTTCCAGGACCGGCAATCGGAGTTACGTTTCATCGTGGGGCACCCCAAAACAGGTGGATACGGTCTGACCCTCACGGCTGCAAACACGGTAGTCTATTACAGCAACAGCTACGATCTGGAGCTTCGGCTTCAGTCGGAGGACCGCGCCCACCGCATCGGGCAGGAGAACAAGGTGACCTACATAGACCTGATCTCACCCAAGACCATCGACGAGAAGATCGTGGACGCCCTCCGAAACAAGATCAAGGTTGCGGACCTTGTGTTGGGTGAAGACGCTAGGGAGTGGCTGAAATGAGGAAACATTACTTTGCTTGATGGGTAGAACCCAAGGAGGAAAAAGGATGGAGTGGAGGAAAAGTCTACACCCGGAGTGGGAAGTTTCTGAATGTGGATGGCTGCGCTGTTTAACAGATCGTTATCGTCGTCCGTCCGGTACAATCATCAAGGGTAGCCCAAGTAAGGGTTACATTCAATACAACCTGACGGCCCCCGGCGAGAGTGGTAGGGGGTCTAGTCACAGTAGGTATTATGCCCATACTCTAGTTTTGAATGCTTTCATAGGCCCCTGCCCGCCCGATAAAACCCAGTGTGCTCATTACGACGGCAACCCTGGGAACAACCACTTCAGCAACCTGCGCTGGGCCACGGCGGCAGAAAACACGGGAGACAGAGTTCGTCATGGGAATATCTACTCCGGCCCTCGGAAACTGAAGGCTGATCAGGTCAAGTCTATGCGCCGGATGCGCCGAGAGGGAGCATCATACGGTACTATCATGGCAGAGTTTCCGGTCAGCAAAGGCAACCTGTCTGCCATCATAAACCGAAAGACTTGGTCTGACCTAGAGGAGGAAAATTGATGGGGCGTAGATCGGCCAATGGAATGGGACCGGCCCAGCGTATATTCAACGTAGGCCACATACCCACTGGGGGGCGGCGTGTCTCGGACCCGGTCCGTCTCCGAGCGGTCCGGGCTTACGTTGCAGAACACGGCCTCGACCTGAAGGTGGGCCCGCTCCGCTACAAGATCATAGAGAAAAAAGCATTCTTCTCTGACCTAAAAACCGCTCTCGGTAGGGGCGACCGGATCGCCAAAAACATTCTTCGTAGGATGTACAGAACCGCCCGGTACTACCGTGGCGACGGCCTCTACGTTACCGTAAAAGAAAAAAAGGCCGTTGAGCGGCGAAACGCCGCAGTTCTCAGTGCTTGATGTCTCACCAGCTTTTGCCGAGAAGTGGTCCGATAACTTTATCCCACCATCTGCCTCGGCTTGCGTCGGACCGACATGATCCCCCCGGGTTGCTCCTGTTGGTCGCCGCCCCCTATGTAACCGCCTTGGTTAACGAATAAGGGCATACCTAGCTCCCTGAGTCCCGCGAGCGTTTGCTGAGAGGTCTGCCCTGCTTGCGCGGGCGCTGCGGGAGCTGGTCCAACGGGGTTGACCCGACTCATCATCGACGCGGGGGTAACTTCCCTTTGAGGAACACTGGCGGCCATGCGGCGCGGCGGAGGCCCTGCGGGCTGTACCGCCGACTGAGGCCCCACGTTTTCCGGTATGTCGGACTCCCGCATATCCAAGGCTTCCGCGCCGATTTCGAACAGGGTGCCCGGGGTTTTCCCGAGACGTTCGATACGCCTTGCATTGTCGCCGATAAATTTTTGATGAGCCCATAGCCGAATTCTCTTCCGCGTTGATGCGTTTCGATTTGGATCTATCGAAGGATATTTCGTGATTGCCTCAAGAGCCAGTTTCGGGTCCATTAGAAAATCAATTATAAGCTTGTCTATCGCACTGCCTCGGACGGTCGCTAAGGCCTCAATACCTGCCCTGCGGCCCACTCCCGTTAAAACAAGGGAACTTATGGGCGTTTTTGTTGCGACCCACCCGCCTATTATTCGGCCAATGTTTCCAGCGGCCTCGTCCGAAACCTTGTCCTGCCTAGCTACCCCAGGAGTAGCCGCGTCACTAATAGCCGATTGTAATCGCGCCCCTTCCGCGATTTTTCGGAATA